CGGCACCGTGACGCTCGGCAGCGCCACGCTCACGCTGCTCTCTCCGATGGAGACCTATCAGGACACGCCCCAGCTGCAGTTGACCGCCAGCGGTACGCATTACATCTCCGGCGCCTTGACCGCCACTCGCGTGCGCCGCATTGAGGGCACCACCGACAGCACCGGCTGGACAAACGTGCGCAGTTGGTACGAAACCGCCGTCGCCAGCACCCCCAGCACCGGCAGCTACTTCCCGATCAGCGCACCCAGTGCCAGCGCTGAGGTGATCATCAGCGGCGGCGTCAAAAGCACCCGCTACACGGTCACCGTTGATGTAGCGGAGGTGAAGTAATGGCCATTGACATCCGCGCCGAAGTCAGCTGCAGCCTCGGCACAATCATTAGCGGCAGCTTTGCTGATGACTACCTTCAAGGCAACGGCCTGATTAAGACCCGTGGCGAGGTGGTGCTTGACGGCACGCAAACGCCTGTGGTCGGCACTGAGGTGACGTTCACCTACGCCAAGGGAGGCACCACCTACACGCTGCCAAGGGTGTTGCGGGTGTTGAGCAGCTTTGCCGATCCATTCCGCCGCACCACCACGGTGCAGCTGGGCTGCAAGCTGACCTACCTCGAAAACCGCAAGCCACCCGTTACTGACCCAAACGCCAAAGACGAGCACAGCGATGTGCCCTGCAAGGTGTTCCTCAAGGCGATGCTGCCGCTGAGCGCGGAATACGTGTTCCAGCAGTGCCTCGACGCGCTGGAACTCGACAGCGCCAACATCCCACTCACCAACAAGTATTCGGTTGAGCAGTTCGACCTGAGCCCCGGCTTCATCCAAGTGATGGGTGACCTGCTGCAATCTGAGGGCTATGTCGGCTACCTCGACAGCACCGAGACGCTGCAGTTCCTTGACTTGACCCAGGACAGCGGCACCGGCCCGGTGATCACTCCGGCTGATGTGGTGGACCTTGGCCCCATCGGCGTCGGTGACCTGCCTGGCGAGAGTGTGGTCGTGCGTTTCAACAGCCTGCGCCTGCTCCCGCCTGATGAGCTCTACGGCGACGATTACCTCAAGCGCAGCTGGGAAATCGAGGAAGTCTTTGGTGCCCCTTCTGAAGTCAGCGTCAGCTACACCAACGATTCCGGTGCCACGGTCACCGATAGCGATGTTTTCTACCCCTATAGCTTCACGGCCACGCGCTACGACGTGTGGGACCGCAAAATCGAGTCGATCTCGCTGAATCTGGTTTCCTCGGCAGAAACCAACAACCGCTGGGCCAGTGATGCCCTGCGCAGCGGCAGCCAGTGGAACCTGCCCACCGCCAAGTTGGTGCGGGAGGTGATCGAGTACGAAAAGGCTGCTGCCCCTGCTAACAACGTCAATCTGCTTTCGGTACAGCAGGTGGGCGGCGGCGTCACCACGATCAAAGCGGCCCTAAGCACTGCAGCAGAAGATCACACCGGCCTCGCCAACCTCTGCATCGAAGAGGTGCCCGATGGTGCCGATGTGGTGAAGTCGCAGACCACCTACAACTACTTCTCCGAGCTGGAGCTAGCCGGCAGCCTCAACATCGACACCTACATCGACGACACCGGCTCGCTGGAGGAGTTCGACACCATTGCTGCTGAACTGGATTCCACAGTGGTCGTCGAATACGAAACCGACACCACCAGCGGCATCACCAAAACGATCACCAAGCGCAGCATCTCGCGTTCGCAAACGGTGTCCGGTCAGCAGGATCTCGCCACCCGCGCCCAAGATCTTGACACCGCTGACCTGAGCAACAGCATTGCGTCGCTGCTGAGCCTGGCCCGCCGCCAGGTCTACATCGGTGCTGACACCAGCCTGCACACCCAACGCGAGTACGGGCTGCAGAAACGCCCCAGCGAAAGCGACCGCAACAACACCGCCAACACCAAGCCGGTTGTCACCGAGCAAAAAGCGGAGATCGCCTGGGTAGTCGGCAGCACCACCAGCACGGCAGTCACCGAGTTCGTCGTGCCCTATGCCCCAGACGACGAGATCAGCTGGGATGAGAGCAGCGGTGCATTCAGCAGCGTGCCTAGCGACGCCAAGGAAAAAGCACTGCGCTACGGCCGCATCCAAAACAAGCTGCTGCTGGGCAACCGCAGTGGCGTGAGCTTGCAGCTGGCGCCGGAGCAACTGCCCAAGCGCCCCTTTGACCCGCTGTACCTACAGGCGTCGGGCATTACCGGCTCTTACCGCGTCAATGGCACCAGCTGGGCATTTGACGCCAGCGGCATCGTCGCCTCCACCGATGCCCTGCTTTGGGGTGCGGTCAGTGCAACGTCAGGCACGGACCTGGCCAGCAGCTGGGTGCCGTTGGCACCTGGCACCAGCAGCCTGCCGCTGCCCTACACCCCCACCAGTGGTGGGCTTGATTCGGAGACTGGTGTGACCTACAGCGCAGTGATTACGCCCACGACGGTGTTGCCGCCGTACAACGAATCGGTGCTGCTGGACGGCATCAGCCGTTCTACCGCTGCAATCACGGACTACCCCTACACGCTGGATCGCGGCACAACAGCGGCTGCACTGATAACCCGCACGAGTGTGCTGATCGGTAGCCGCCTTGTTGCTGCAGCAGCCACCTATGCCCTGGGCGGTCAGGCCGCAGCCCTGAAGGTCACGAAGTCGATCAAGGCAGGTGTGGGCAGCGTTGCGGTGAGCGGTTTTGGCGCCGGCTCAATCCGCGACTACCGCATCGGCACCAACTACGGCACGTTCACGACCACGGGCCAGAACGCCATCGTGGCGTTCCAGCGGGCACCGCTTGCTGCTGATGCCGCCAGCTTTGCCCTAAGCGGCCAGGCTGCGCAGTTCTCTAGCGCCATACGTTTTGCAGCAGAGGCCGGCAGCTATGGGCTGAGCGGCCAAGCCGCTGCAAGCCTGCGCAACTACCTGTTAACAGCCGAGCCAGGCACTTTTGCGGCAAGTGGTCAGGCGGCAAGTTTTAACTACGCCCAACCTCTGCCGATCTCGCTCCTGATGCACTTTGATGGCGCAGATGGTAGCACAGTATTTACAGATTCAAGCCTAAACGCTGCCACCCCTACGCTCTCTGGCAGCCTAGAAATAACAACAGCTCAAAGCAAATACGGCGGCGCAAGTCTTAAAGCGCTAAACTCCGGCTACCTGTATTTTGCAAACGCCTCTCAATACGATCTAGAGGATTCCGACTTTACGATTGAAGCCTGGGTGCGCTTTGCGAGTAAAGGCAGCCAGCAATACATCGTCGCAAAAGGCTCTTCTGGAACAATCAATGCTTCTTACTTTTTCTATTGGTTTAACGGCGGAACTTTGACGTTTGCTTACTCTACCACTGGCAGCTCCAGCACCTACGTCAGCAAGAGCTGGACGCCTACAGTCGATGTCTGGTACCACCTCGCCGCTTGCCGGTCTGGACCTGATCTGCGTTTGTTTGTAGACGGCACCCAACTCGGCACAACGTACAACATCGGTACAGCAGTTCTTGCGACAGCATCTGTCGATCTTTATGTTTGCAGTATCAACGGAAACTCGCGGCTGAACGGTTATTTAGACGACCTTCAGATCGCTAAGTCTGCCAAGTACACCGCGAATTTCACGCCTCCGGCAGCTGCTTTGCCTGACCCATAAAGGCCGGCAACCTAGTCCCAAAGCCCCGGCCTCATGGCGTCTTTCAACAAGTTCAATAGCTTCGTGGAGGCATTGGCTGAGAAGAAGCACGACCTCGGCGCTGACACGCTCAAGGTGCTACTTACCAACACCGCCCCCGTCGCTACCAACAGCGTTAAGGCTGACCTGACCGAGATCAGTGCTGGCAACGGCTACACCGCTGGCGGCAACACGGCTTCGGTCACGAGCTCGGCTCAAACCTCTGGCACCTACAAGCTGGTGCTTGGCGACCCAGCCACTTGGACTGCCAGTGGCGGCAGCATTGGCCCGTTCCAGTACGCCGTGCTTTACAACGACACCGCAGCTAACGATGAGCTGATTGGTTGGTGGGACTACGGCAGTGCCGTCACCTTGGCTGACGGTGAATCCTTTGCTGTGGACTTTGATCCGAGCACCGGCGTTCTCACCATTGCCTGATCATGGCCATTACTCTCTCAATCAGTCAGTACGAGCTACAGCGCCAGGCAGCCTTGGCGTTTGAGGGAAAGGCCTACGAGGTTTTCTTGGCCACCAACAGTGGCAGCCTCACATCCAGCTCGACCTATGCCGCCTGGCAGGCAGTGGAAGTCGCCAGCGCTAATGGCTATGCCCCTGTGACTGGCACCATCGGCACCGGCGCTTGGGATGCCGGCGACGCCCGCTACGAACTGCCTGCCATCACCGCCACCTTCACCAGCAGCGGCTCGGGCTTCAGCTACGACACGATCTGCGTGCGTATCGGCACAGAGACCTATCTGCACAGCATCATCGCTGAATCGCCCAGCATCACGTTGGCCGCTGGCCAGGCCAAGAGTTATGTGATCACGCTGGTGCAAGACGACTAAGTCATGAGCACCCGCATCACGGTCAATAGCAGCAGTGATGCGTTGCTGGCCAGTGCGCGTCAGGTGCAACAGGCCAATCGTGAGGCACAACTGCAGCGCGAGCGTGATGGACGAACAACAGCGACTGCCACAGCTGAAGTGCAGACGACAACGCTGCAACCCCCGTTGGGTGGCAGCCCCGACATCAGCATCAGCAGGCGGCCTTCTGCCCAGCGCAGCGGTTTGGGATGGGGACTGTGGACTGCTGACTGGCTTGC